CACTTTAACTTTTAAAACTTCATCTGGAACAGGTGTATTATTATGTGAAGGAAATAATTACACATTATATTCTGATGGAACTAATGTTGTAAAACTTCATGAACAAAGAAACTGGAGAGCAGTATCAGCAGCAGAAACAGTTCAAGCTGGTGCTAAACTTTTAGTAAACACAAATGGTGGAGCAGTTACAGTAACGCTTCCAGCCTCACCTGCTACAGGAGATGAAGTACATTTTGTAGATCAAGGTTATGATTTCAATACTAACGCATTGACTGTTGGTAGAAACTCTTCTAATATAGCTAATGCAGCATCTGATCTTGTAGTTAATACTCAAGGTGCAGCTTTTTCATTAGTTTTTTCTGGAGATGCTACAACAGGATGGACTTACACGGAGAAATAATATGTCAAATTACGAAGCAACAAAATACGATTTTTCAGGAGCAAACCTTACAGGTATCGAAGGAATTCCTACAGCAACTATTGTGCCGTGGTCTTCTGCATCAGTGCCGACAGGTTTCTTAGAGTGTAATGGTCAAGCTGTTTCAAGATCAACTTATGCAGATTTATTTGCAATCGTAAGTACAACTTATGGAACTGGAGATGGTTCATCAACTTTTAATGTACCAGACTTACAAGATAATGTAGCAGTTGGAAAATCTAACAACAAAGCTTTAGCATCAACTGGTGGAGCAAATACTGTTGCTAACTCTGGTAGTGTAACTACAAACGTTACAGGTAACGTTGGTGGATCAACAGCTAACGCAACTTTATCAACAGGACAACTTGCTCCCCACTCACACCCACGAGGCGGTAACGCACTTACCAACTCACCGGGAGCTGGAAACCCTGGTAGACCACCACCATATTTTAGCCCAGCAAGCACAGGAGGTGCGGGATCGGGTAGTGGACACTCTCACAATATGAGTGCAAACTTTTCTGGAAGTGGATCTAGTAACTTTTCAGGATCTGCAAACTCGGTTTTACAACCTTATTTAACAATTATTTATATTATCAAGACGTAGGAGAAATTATGGCAACAAATTCACATTGGACAGTAATATTTGAAGACAAATCAATTAGAAATCAATCAATAGGAATTGCTTATGAAATAAATGATGATGCCTTTTGGAGTGATGCTAAATGGTCAAATATTTGGGCTATTCAATACGTTGATGATAATCACGACTATAATGATAGTGTTGAACACAGAGATGACACATCACACGCAACTTGGACTAATTCTGGATTAGGTGATTTTAGAGCTCAGTTTGTTTCAAAATGGGATGCTGCTCACTTAGCACAATTACAGTCTGATTGGGACGCTGATGTTATTATTACTCATAATGAAGATGGTTCAGTAAATACTACTGAAAGTGAATCTGATCAAATAGCAAGAAAAGGTGCAAGACCTACTTCTTTTTCTTCTTATTAATTTTCACAATTTAACCAACCTGTCATAATATACTTCTCTCCTTTTAAAGGAGGATTACCTCTATGCACAAAAGGATAACCAGCGGGCCAAAAAACAATTCTCCCTGTTTTAGGTTTAACTCTAACTGATTGATGTAAAAATTCAGTTTCACCTCCCTCTTCAACATCATTTAAATATATTGTGTATACGATTACTCTATGAGCGGTGTCTCTTCTCGAACCATGTTCAATATGCCAAACATGATAACCCTGTGTGGGTAGGGTTTGTTGTATTTTCATAGGCACAAATTTAAATTCACTGTAGTAATCTTTTAATCCTGTATTATCAATATAACGTTGTAAAGCTAAATCAAAATTTATAAAAAGAATTTTAAAATCATCTACCCAAGTATTTAAATTCACTGAAGTATCATTTTTTTGTGTGAGGCTTGCTTTTTCACTTTGAAATCTTTGATAAGCTTCGCCAAAAGCTGCTTTTTCTTTAAAATACTCAATGGCTTTATCGCACTCTTGTTTTATAATAAAATTATCACAAATACCAATGTGATGATTCATTGTTATTGTTTTTTCATTTAACATTTAAGTAATCCTTTATTTTAAGAACATTGATAATATAGTCAAGGTCTCCGTCTGTGTGTTTTCTATGTGTTAGATTAGAAAAATTGTCATCTGCGTGATGTGTAAAAGGACCATTAGCGTCAACGTAATGCATAAATACTTGTGCCATACCATCCCCCCTGTAAACATTAGGTCTACTGTGTGAGTCTTCAACCCCTAAATATAATAAACCATCACCGATATTTAATTCAACTTTTTTGTTTTTTATTATTAAGGGCCAATTATCTGTTTTGTTTATACATGCGGTTACGCTTATCTCACAAGCAGGTCTATCATTGTGTTCTACTAATTCAGATCCAAATCCATAATATCTCCAGTAAGTATATGTTTTAAATAATTTTAAACCAGATGCCTTCTCAACTATTTTTTTTTTGTAATCTAATATTGTATTCATTAACCCATCGTCGTAAAAGGCAACGCCAAAAGATGGTTCCGTTCTTTGATTTTTTATTTTACTAGGCTCTGCAATAGTTTTTAAACAATAATGCTGCAATAGTTTTACCTCATCAGGTGTGAAAAAGTTTTTTAATACTTTAAATCTAAAATCTCTTCTTATGACAGCCATGCTACAATACTATACCTTGTTCCTTTGGTTATTGGTTCAATCATATGTGGGTATAAAAAATTTGATGGAAAGGCTAATAAACTTCCTTTCTTCAATTGTACTCTTTTTATTTCTTGTAGGTTTTGATTACCAAAAACAACATTACCACCTTCGTAATCTTCATTTAAATTCATAATAATACTTAAAGCTCTAGGACTAGAATTCATATCATCTGTGTGAAAAAGATATTGTCCACCAGGTGTATATTTTAAAAAATCAACTTGTGTTAATTTTGTTGCGGCCACCTGTGGAAAAACAATTTTATATTGTTGATAAAAATTAAAAACCTCATCATATACTTTTTTAAAATATATTTGATCAGAGATAGTTTGTTGTGCTAAAGTTCTTCCAAAAACTCTTCTGTATTCTTTATTATTATCAAGTGTAGAAAGCCTATCTACGCATACTTTCTCAGCATACTCTATACACTTATCACAAAACTTTTCTGACAAAATTTTGTTATATGAAATAATAGCGTTTTCTATTTTCATTTATAACTTTCCAGTAAACATAATTTATCTTCCAACTATCATATTTAAAGTTACCCTTTGCCAATTGTATGTCTCAGAAATTGGATCCTCCCCTGTGTGATATTCTTTAGAATCAAAGACTACAGCACTACCAGGTTTAAATTTAAACTCTTCTCCGTCTACATAAAAAGATCCTCTCCAACCAGTTTTCCAAACTGGAGTTATAAAAAATAAAATAGAATGAGTATTCTCCTCTCCATCAGGATGCAGATAGTGTAAAGGCGACCCTGTCGTTGTAGATAAAAACCACATTCGTTTAAGTTTTGTATGCATTCCAATATTTTTTTGTTCTAATGCTTTAACCATTCTATACACTAAAGTTTGTCCCCAAAAGTAAAGCGGATAATTTAATATAGTTCCATCATTATGCTTAACTAAAAACTTAGCACCACCAGCAAATTTTTTATTGGAAGAATGTTCAACATAATCTGAATAAGTAGCAACAGACCAGGTGGAGGCACCTATTATTTCATTGTATACAAAATACAGTTCTTTCTCTGATAATATGTTATCTAATAATATTGTTTTCATTTTTTTATTTTTTTAGTATTAAAAGCAATTATTAGCCTACTTTCATTTGTCTTCAAAGATTTAACTTCATGAGGTATATGTGATGGGTATAACAATAAATGATTTTTTTTAAAGGGATATTTATAAGGTTCAAAAGATGGGCTATAAAAAATAGTTTCCTGAGTTGCATTACTTTTTAAATATAAAATCCCTGATTTACCCTCAAGTCCATGAAGGTGCAAAGGGTGGCTTTCATCTTCATTATATAGTTGTGCCCAGTTATTATCTAATAATAGGTTGTGGCTATCTAAAATTTTTAAAATTTGTTCTCTTAAATTTTTTAATAACGGTAAACTTAAAACATTAATAGAATCAAAAGTGGTTCGCATTGTAAATCCATTGTTTTTGTTTATTGTTTTTAACATAGTTTCTATTTGAATAATTTCTTCATATTTAATCTTTAATTCATACTCATAAAAACTTTGATCTAAAGGGTCAAATCTGTGCATTATATTTTACTCATCGATATACCGGCTCTAGGAGTTTTGGGTATTACCTCATGGTATACATCTTTTTTTACTGTTATTAAATCACCTGGAGATAAAATTATACGATGATTGTCTACTATCCATTCTGCTATCCCTTGTACTTGCCAAAAGTAAACGTCTATATCATCTTTGTGTTTACCATAAGTTGGTCCAACACATGTACTAATATACAAATGTGCGGTTTTACATTTAAGTTTTTCTAAAGATTCTTTTACTTCTTTTATAAGATGTGCATCTAACGATACAAAAAAACCTGGACTTATATGTTTAGTAAATTTTTTATTAAGTAAGGACCAATTAAAGTTTTCTAAAATAGTCTGCCAATCTGGTACTTTTTTATTAAAATTTCTTTCTAATTTATACGTGTTCATATTTTTTGTATTAATTTTCCTACCTCAGGCAACCAAGCAAAATTTAAACAAGATCTATTCATCATCCACTTAAGATCATATAAATTTTCTATTACAACATGTCCCGGAAAATTTAAACTTGTATTTAATAACATTCCATCATTTTTACTTAACAATTCATGGTAATGTTTGTTTTGTTTTTTACTAACAGTGTGCACTCTACTTAATTTATTTATTGAAGAAACACTAGGTAAATTTTGTTTGGTGTTAAATACATATAACATATACGGGGATATTGTATTCTCCATGCAAAAATAATTATTTGCTTCTTCTTCAGTTACACTTGGAGAGAAAGGCCTATACCATTCTCTTTTTTTAATAGCGTTAACTTTTGACACAGCATCTTTATGAAAGGGATTCATTAGTAAAGAACGATTACCCAAAGCTCTTTGACCTTGTTCAGATCTACCTTGAAACAAAGCTACTGGATTATCTTTTATTATATGTGAAATTTTACTGCTATCGGCTTCCACAATTTTAAAATCTTTAAACAATATTTCAAGAAATTGATAATCAGGGTGTGGTCCCAAATATACATCTTTTATTTTTTTTATATTGCCTTTTAAATAATGATTTAATTGTCCAAGAGATATTCCAGAATCATTACATAAAGGATCTATATTAAAATTTTTATTTAATAAATAATTAGTATTACATAATATATTTTGAGCACATCCACCAGAATAGTTAACATTTTCTTTTGGAACTATTTCGTCAATTTCTTTTTCAAAGTTTTTTTGAAAACTATATAAATAATCTTGAGACTTTGAATCAGCTTTGTCTTCAGTTAGAATAAAATTTTGTTCTAAAGAAACTTTTTTTGTGCCATATTGAGATAACGCCATTAGTTTACCATGCATACCCATGGAGTGTTGTCTAGTTAATTTAAACAAAGCCGCTGTCATTACATCATATCTATGACCAATACCCTTTGATTCTTTATAAAGACTATTAAATTCATTATCATAAATTGATTCAGACTCAATAAAATTTTCATCTTTATAGTAAACACCTCCTCCATCTATGACTGCATATTTTTTATTTGAACCCAAACTTACTTTAGAACAATAAGCATGCCATAAATGGTGATGTCTATTTTTTAAAGTGTCATTAAAAACTATTTCAGTATTTTTATGTACTAAATCAAATCGTGTTAAATTAGCGTCAAACCACCATTTGTCGATGCTATTATCTGCATATATTAAATCTGTAATTAAAATTTTGTCAAAGCGTATGTTTAAAGAACTTAAATAATATAGTAAGCTGCCTGTTATATACGACTGCATTTTTTGTTTTGTAAATCTATCAATTTGACAATGCTCTATAAGTTCATTATCTTTTGTTATTGAATAAGCTCCATCATGACCTAAGTGAAGTGATAAAATATACATTATATTGCTACTTTCATTCTTTATAAAACTGATATATAAGCTACTATATGCTACAAAAATTAAATTTCAAGCCTGGTTTTAATAAGCAAGACACAGAATCTGGTGCCGAAGGGCAGTGGACAGATGGTGATTTCGTTAGATTTAGATATGGATTACCTGAAAAAATAGGTGGTTGGAATCAATTAACTGCTGGGTCACTAACTTTACCGGGAGCAGCTAGAAAACAACATGCTTTTACTTCTTTTGCTGGTGAAAAATATACAGCTGTGGGAACATCACAAGGTTTGTTTTTATATTATGGTAATGATTTTTTTGATATTACACCGTTAGATACAGCTATTACAGGATGTACCATAACAACTGTTAATGGTTCAAATACTGTAACTATAAATAAAGGATCTCATGGTTTGGCTAAAGGAAGATATGTAACCCTTTCAGCTGTTACAGTAACAGGTGCTTCAGATTATACACCAGCTGAATTACAACAAGTTTATGAAATATTAACTGTTCCTGATATAGACAAGTTTACGATACAAGCTTCAAGAGCAGAAGGAGGAACAGGTATGACTGCAGCGGGTGCAGCAACTGTTAATCCTTACGTTGAAGTAGGTCCTACTTTTCAAACTGCAGGCTATGGTTGGGGAACTTATCTGTGGGGAAATTCTACTTGGGGAACGGAACGAACAGTAAGTAACGTGATTCTGGATCCAGGCAACTGGAGCCTTGATAATTTTGGTGAAGTTCTTGTCGCAACTATATTTAATGGTAAAACTTTTACTTGGGATGCTGGAGCCACAACTCCTAGAGCTAACAGAGCTTCCCAGTCAACAACTAATTTTAACACTACAAACAATCCAACAGCTACAAGAATTTCTATTGTATCAGATAGAGATAGACATTTATTTCATTTAGGTACAGAAACAACTATAGGTGATCCTACAACACAAGACCCTATGTTTGTAAGATTTTCTAACCAAGAAGATTTAAATACTTATGCACCAACAGCAACTAATACTGCAGGGACTTTTAGATTGGATACCGGTAATCAAATTAGAGCAGCTATACAAGGTAAAGATTATATCTTTGTAGCAACTGATCTTGCAGCTTATGTAATTCAATTTGTTGGTCCGCCATTTACTTTTTCTGTTAGACAAGTTGGTACTAACTGTGGATGTATTGGTCAACACGCTATGTCTTATGCAAACGGTGCTGTATGGTGGATGTCAGCAGAAGGTGGATTTTTTGTATACGATGGTACAGTCAAAACATTACCATCCCTTGTAGAAGATTTTGTATTTAGCACGGATGGAGATAATTTAGGTATTAACTTA